TGCCAATCTGGTAGATGTGCCAATAATCTTTTTCAGTCGGCAGGTTAAAGCGGTTGTAGTTGACCGCATAACTGCCCCTAACGCCATAGCGCGGGGAGAGCTTAGCCAACTGGTAGACATGTTGCCGATCCTGACTGGGGTTACACCAGACATTATCAATGGCATGCCGAAGCAAATACTCGTTCATGGGTAACCCCTTGAGGCGTTAACCGGCGTACTGCTCACTCACCAGGCGCTCGACCTGGCGAACAAACTGATCGCGTTCATTGGGTCGACCGGCGGTTTCGGCGCGTTGGGTGATAATGGTGCGGCGGTAGGAGCGCTCGCCTAGGGCGGCGTACACCATGGCAATCCAGGTAGGGATGTGTTCCAACGCCACGCCAATGTTTTCTCGGCTGTTGACCCCAGCCCAGTGGTTGGCCAGAATCGTCCACAGGTCGATAAACTTAAATTCACCAAAGCGCAGGCTGCCGCTGACCGCGGCGATCTGCTGCGCAAACTCACCGGCCGTGCGGGCGGGTTCTTGAATGCGCGTGGCAATGGTCAGCACCGCCGCGGTAGGCGCACCGGTCACGCGGGCCACCATGGGGGCCAGGCGGGTGCGGGCGTCTTCATCTTGCGTGGTCAAGGGATCAACCAGGCCGTAGTAGTAGTACGCCACCAGCACCATCAGCGAGAGCTGTTGCTCAAGGGGCAGGATATATTTGCTGGACAGCGCTTGGCTGATCCAGCGCACAAACGTCTTGACCGGCACGTCACCTAAGCGCCCTAGCACGGGGGTGCCTTCGCTCATGGCGGTCAGGGTCAAGGCCAGACGCGAGCACAAAAAACTGTAGTCGTTGGCTGCGGTCAAATTGTATGCGTCATTGCGTTGATCGAACCGCATATAGGGTCGACCGTCGATGACCAAGGTGGGTGCTTCGGCGGTGCCAATGTTGAGAAATTGGGTCACCGGCGGCACATCGCTGTGTTCGTCTCTTGGGGTAATAAAAACCGCTCGTTCAAGGACATTGCCAGCCGGAGTGGTCACCGTGGGAAACGGGTACTCGATATTTGCACGCTTGAGCGCTAATGTAAGGCGCTCAGGATTATGCGGACTACAGATTGTGGTTTCGTACGGCAACCCAAACATGTCCTGACTCCAAGTCTTGGGATTGTGTTTAAAAAATCACTGAAGGTCCAAGTATAAGCAAATTCGTTTATATCTATGGATAGGACCTTGAGTTTACCTAATGCTCATACCATTCGATTTGACAACGCTCCACGCTTAGGAGAGACACGATGGCACTCACCAACGGCACGCCGAGAATTATCTTCGGTGGCATCAATGATAAGTCGCGGGGTACTCTGGTTCGGGGTGAGATCACCTATGCCCAGCATACGCCGTTGCTGCGTCTGTTCACCGAAACCGGGCCGACCGAGACCACCTACGTCGGCAACGATTCCGACAGCTTCAACTCGCTGTACGGTGGCCAAACCCTGGCCCGTCGCAGCAAGTACTACAACCTGCAATCCATGCTGGCCGAGAAACTGCTCGGCGAAGGCAACGGCTTCTATGTCAAGCGCCTGATCCCCGATGATGCCCCGAACCCGGCGCGCATCGTGGTGGCCCTGGAGCTTGTGCCCGACCAGATCGATGCCACCATCGAAACCCTGGCCGGCTTCAACTACACCGCTGAGACCTCCGCAGCCAACACCCTGGGCAAAGCCGCCACCTCCGTGGCCGGTTACCGTGCCCGCATCGTCACCATCCCTGACAACACCAGCGAACTGGGCAAGCAAGAAGTGGTGCCGGGTGCGCTGATGGCCAAAAGCGATGGCAGCCAATCCACTCTCTACCCGCTGTTTGAACTGCCGGCCTCCTTTGTGGGCGGTCCGGGCAACCAGCTGGGGATTCGCTGCTGGGCCCCCACGCTTGAAGACAACATCGGCTTTGATGAAACCACCGCCGATACCTTCAAGACCCGCATGTACCGCTTCCAGTTCCTCAAGAAGTACACCGGTACGACCACCCCGTCCGTGGTGCTCACGGCGGCTGACGAAGACTATGTCGACGTCTGCTTTACCGAAGGCGCCTACAGCGACAGCACCGACAAGGACTACTACATCGGTTCCGTGCTGACCCAGGCCTACGAAGACGACGGCATCGAAAGTGGCCTTGCGCCGCTGTACTCGCCGTTCAAAGAGATCTACGTGTACGATGACAACATCGCTACCGTGCAAAAGATCCTCTTCGACAAGGAAGTGGAACTGAACCCCGCCACCAAAAACTACATGACCGAAGCCGGTCAGTATGACTTCCTCACCATGACCGGTGTGGATGGCGACGCCTATCAGGGTGTGGTGCTCGAAGGGGCGCTGGGCGGTGGTATCCTGCTGGGTAAGGACACGGTCGTCTACGCCCAAGGCGGCGGCGACGGTACCATGAACCATGCGACCTATGAGTCGCTGGTGACCAAAGAGAACCTGGTGTTCGGTAAGCTGGGCGACCAGTACGAAAACGTGGCGATCTACCAATTCGGTCACATCTACGACACCGGCCTTTCCATGGAAGGCAAGTACGCGATGATGAACGTGCTGGCGGCCCGTAAGGACATCAAGGCCATCTTCACCACCTACGTCGAAGCCGAAGGCAAGATGCCGACCGCCTCCGAAGAACTCAGCCGCGCCGCCTCTTTGATGACGCGCCTGAAGGCCTTCCCGGAGTCGACCCTGCATGGCACGCCGGTCTGCCGCGCCGAGATCATCCAGCAGTCGGGCAAGCTCATGGGCGGCGGTTACGCCAAGCCCGTGCCGCAGGTCATCGACTACGCGGTGCGCTGGGCCCAGTTCGGCGGTGCCGGTACCGGTATCCTGCGCGAAGGCAAGGACATCGATGAGTCGCCCAACAACCGGGTAACCGAAATCAAGGCGCTTAACGTGCCCTACTTCGGTGAGCGCTCGCAGTCGGCAGCCTGGGAAAGCGGTGCGACCTACACGCTGTCCTACGACACCCGCAGCAACTTCTACCCGTGCATCCGCTCGGTGTACAACGATGAGACCTCGGTGCTGCTCTCGCCGATCACGGTCAACATCTGCTGCGACATCATGCGCATGATCCACAAGGTCCACGCGGACTTCAGTGGTAACGCAAAGCTCACCAACGAGCAATTCGTTGAGCGTTGCGACAAGCGCATCATGCAGCTGGTGGGTGCCAAGTACAACAACCGTGTGGACGTGGTGCCGCAAACCTACTTCACGATCGATGACCAGGCGAATCGCTTCAGCTGGCATTGCCGTGTAAAGGTCCTGGCTAGCAACCCGCGGACGGTGATGTACTTCGACCTTGAAACCCACAACCGGGATCTGCAACAGGCCGCTGCATAAGCGGCCTTACGCTTGATCGAGGACCAGTAAATGACAACGCGTTATGCCTCCCCTTTTGCGACCCAGTCGGGCGCATTCAAAGGTCAAGCCGTCAACACCATCAACTTGGGTCAGGCCGGTACGCTGCAATTTGCACCGGACCTTGCGAACGTTGCGTCGAACACGCCGCACATTCCGCGCAACCTGCTCGCGTTCTTGATTGAAGCCCCGCGCTTCTTCCAGTACTCGAGTAACCCTGAGCTGATGGTCCGCGCGCTTAAGGCCCTGATCGAAAACCACACCCGTACCATCGACGGCCTGAACCAGTCCCTTACTGTGGACACCGGTGACGCGCTGTTTGGTGGCTCGGGTGAACGCATCCAGGTACCGACCAACATCACCCGCGCCACGAGCTCGCCGTCGCACGGTCTGTGGGAATTGCAAGGCCGCGCCGTGGCCAAGTTCCTGAAGTGGTGGATCACGTTCGGTATTGGCGATGAAAACACCAAGACCCCGCTGGTGATTGCCGACGGTCAGGTCGCGGCGGCTGACTACGATGCCACCTTCTACGGTGCCACCGTGCTCTACGTCGAACCCGATCCGACCATGACTGAAGTGGTCAGTGCGTACCTGTGCACCAACATGTACCCAACCAGCGTCCCGTGGGAAAACCGTAAGGACGTCTCGCAGCTCGGCCAGAACATCGACATGAACATCGAGTTCACCGCACTGACCGACGTCTCCATCGGCACCATGCTCTACGCCCGTAAGTTCATTCAGTCGCTGAACCTGGGCGGCATGAACCCGAACGAAAACGAGCTGTGGCTCGAAGGCGTAAGCGCTGACGTGAAGGCTGCTGATAACGGCCTGGCCGATCAGCTCGAGCGTGGCGCGGCTCAACGCATCAGCTACTAAGGATACCATCCATGGCCGATAACCAACCCAAAGCCCCCACGCCCGATAAGAGCGTGACCCAACAGACGCAGGATCGCGTCGCAGGCTATGCAGATTTTGTATCGCCTGATGTCAGTGCTGCCAGCAATGGCTTGCGCAACCAGTTGGAGAAAGGCGCCCAGGCGCGGTTGAAGCTGGGTTAATCCTCCTGCATAGGCCTGCCCTTCGGGGCAGGTTTATGTCCGAGTTTATTTAAGGTCTATATCACATAGGTGAATCTAAACCCAACCCAGGGAGTTGTCATGAAAGCAGTTCTGTTCGGTTCGATGCTGATGCTAACCGCGTGTGCAAGTCACGCCAATATCGAAGACAAGATGTATGACGACAGCATCTTGATGCACTGCGATCAAACCGACTGCGTGGACGTTAAAACGGGTGAGTATGTAAAAGATACCGACGACCCTAATCAGATAGGCGCTTTCATAGTGGCCTTTCCAGAGGGGCGTTATAGCGCTCAAGAGATCAACGACCATAGCCCGGCAATCGCCAAGCGGTATCAGGAACTGGTC